CTTCCGGGCGGGGCAGCCCTCGCCCACGGGAATGTCGGCGATGGTGAACAGGCCGATCAGCGATCGGGGATCGGAGGGCGGCAGATAGGAGGAGCCATGACACCGAAGAGCTTCACAGACGCGCGGATCAAGGCGATCTGCGAATTCCACGGCAAATCGTTCAAGTTCGTGGTGAGCCGGAAACGGGCCCGCGACCTCATGCCGGCCCGGCGTGCCGTCGCCAAGTTTCTGCGCTATGAGAAAGGCATGAGCTACGCCCAGATCGGCAGGATCATGAAGCGCCAGCACACCACCATCGTGCATTACGTCCAGCACCAATGTGGAACTTCGTAGCCGGGTTCCTGATCGGCGCTTTCCTGGCACTTGTCGTGCTTTGGCTCCTGGCCATGAAGACGCGCTTCTGAAACGGCAGAGGGCCGCCTTCCCCGAGGTTCCGACGACCCTCTCCGACCTCTCGTTCCTATGGGGGGGGCATCGGAACCCAGAGACGCCCAGAGTGTAGGCAGCTCTTAGCTTCAGGTCAAACCCGTTGATTAATGCTAACCACCGTGTGGTTACCTCTAACCATTCTTAGCAGTTAAAGGTAACACAGGCACCATCACCCTTAATCAACGATGGATGAGTTGCCAGAACAAGCTACCGGCGACCATACCGACGACAGCGCAGCAGGTGACGAGAACGGCTCCGAACACGAACCCGTCCCACCAGCCGAGACGGTAAATCTCCGTGCCGGTCACAACGCCTCTTTGACCTTGGGCAGGTTGATGATCGGGACAAGCTCGCGCTTCACGTCTTCCTCGATTTGATCCAGATCAACTTTCCGGTTGAGTTCCGAGACGCCGAGGGACTGCTCGGCGACTTTCCGTGCCTGGGTGACTGGAGACATATACTCGATCGCCAGGGGGCCGCTCTGGATCGCCTTCGCGTAGTGAAGGGCTTCCTTGAGGATCATGTCCTGGAGCCGGATTTCCTCCGGTCCGGTCACCGCCCTGTTAGCCATGACGCGAGCCAGCTCAGTGACAAGATCACTGATAAGGCCACGAGCGACAAGAACGCGAATATCATGCGCGCGTGCCTCTTCCTCCTCCTTCTTTCTGAGATTGCGAATTGCCTCGCTCGGGTCACCAGCCATTTGATCTCCTCTTCCTGGCCTTCGTGATAGATCATCGCAATGCGAGCCGCCGCCTCGGGGGAGGCGCCAAGCGCCGGCTCGCTCTCACCGAACCGTTTCCCGCCTTTCATGAACCTCCCCCATCCGGATCAAGGCACCGGGGGCTCGGGCCGGCAACGTCGCCCGTCTCCCCGGCGCCACCAAGGCACCACGCCTAGGTGCGCCTATCCTTCCTGAATTCGGAGTTCTTGCAAGTCCTCCTGGGTGGGGAAAACCACGCCCTCGCCCTTGAGCCACTCGAAGACGGTGTCGTCGGTGCCGTCCTCGGTGATGATGACACGCTCCACCACGCCCATCCTGGCGGCCACGCTGTCCGTGTAGTGACGCGCGGCCATGACGGCTTCCTCGGCCGTGACGCCCCAGCGCACGTATTCGTGGCCGCCGCCGAACAGGAACTGGCAAACGGAATAGCGGTCAGCCATCGCCCTTGACCTTCGTGGCCATCGCCTGTTCCGGCGGCCAGCCGACGAACTCGGCCAACAGGCGTTTCTGGATTTCGTCCTCGGCCAGAAGCTTGCAGTGCTGCTCGGCCGTGTCGTCCTCGAACTTCTCGAGCCGTTTCAGCATCTCGAGCATCTGCGTGAGGATGACAGCCATCCCCTTGCCGGTCTTGTTGGTGATGTGCTGCCGCTCGTGAAGCTGGATCACCTGATGGCTGAACCCGGCGATCAGCATCTTTAGCCGCTCGGACGGCAGCCCGGCGCCGGGCTGTCTTTCAGTCTTGTTCATGATCCCCTCCTCTAATTCGGGGCGAGCCAGTCGAAAAGTCGGTGAGCAGACGGCCGCATCAGGAGAGAACCTGGAATGTCCAACGGAAGTTCATCAGCCACAGATGGTGCTTCACTCGGCGCAGGCACAGGCAGACGCGCGGACTTTTTAGTTCTCTCGACGCGCTCTCGAACCTCTACTTCCACTTCACGGGGGAGTGTTTCACGGCGATAACGCCTGCCGAAGTGGTGCCGGCCAGAGGCTCGATGCACGGAGCCCCTGGCGGCCCTCGAACGAGCCCCCACGCAAATACCCAATGAGACACGCTTGATATATCCGTGCCCGCAATGCCGGGCTTCTGCTTCGGGGATGGGAGACAAAACCAGCGCCGCGACTGCCAAGACTACGGCCAGCGGCAGCTTCGTCTCCGGAACGACGAAGATTTTCACAGTGTTCACGGCTTTTATTAAGCGCCCAAAATTTTCAAATAGCAAATAAGGGGAACAAATCATGAACACTAAGCAGACCCATTGAGCCGCTTGATGATCCGCAGAGCGGCGTTCAGCGCGCTCCCCATCTCGACCAGCCGCTGCCTGGTCAGGGCAAGCTCCCCCTGCACAGGCACCAGCAGCTCCTCGTGGATGCGCTTGGCCGCCAGGATCGAGGACGACGCCGGGTCGTTGGTGTTCGGGTTGCGGTGCGAGATGATCTGCGCGATGCGCTTGACCGGGGCGGGGCCGTAATCGTCGGGCATGGTGAAGCTCTTTCGAAAGTTAACTCCCTGCTTGCCGACCTGACATCTGAGAGTATTCCCATGTCGAACCCATCTGGCCCGGTGAATTGCAGAGACTAGGGGGCATTCGTTCCAGACGTATTCCAGTAGTTGCGTGGCATTATCGAGTTTCACTGGCCTATGTCTACATCACGGAAAAGGAACCAGAACTCGATCTTGTAGCGCCATTATCGCTTGCCGGTGGCCACGCGCCCGCTCCAGGTGAGATGCCCTTTCCGTTAGATCATACCGAAGTTGAAACGGACTTGCTTCTTGCCGCCCTTGATGCGGACGTCCGTCTTCAGCTTCAAAATCCGCTGCACTTCCTGCGGCATGATGACGAAGCCGCCGGCCATCGGAACAGCGTTGATGAACCCCTCCTTGACGAGATTGTAGATGCGCTGACGGCTGACCCCGCACACATCCGCAAGCGAGGACACGCTCATAGGCATATTCGACGTGGGGCGCTGCTTGACGGTCACCATATCCTTGGCCCAACCAACCATTTGAATGACACTCTTAGCTTTGTTGCTACATCATATATAGGTATTCGCCACGTCTTGTCAAATAGGTTCATCAGTTGTTCCCTCGGGAAACCGGATGACCGTGGCGCTCTTCGGCAGCGGCTGACCCTTCCAGAGGGCGAGAAGCTCCGGCCCGGTGAAGGTATCCCAGGCGCGACCCTGCGGCCCCTTCCCGGTGAGGTGCCAGAGCCTCTGGCCGGCGCCCTTCCCGTCGGTCACGATGCCGGCCGAATTCCGGTGCCTGGGGTCTTTTCTCAGACGGCCGACGCCCTTGTCGCCGCGATGCTCCATGTCGAGCAGGAAGGCCGTCACCTGTTGCGGGGTGAACCGTTGATGCTTGTTGCGGACTTCGATGATGCCCGCCAGCTCACTGATGGTCGTCAGAGCCACCTGCCCGTCCTCGATGATCTCTTCGAGAGAAGCCAGGATCGGGTTCTTGTTCTGCTGGATCAGGAAGTCCTTGTCGGGGTTGGGAGGCGCCGGCCCCCGGAACTCCCGCTTGTCGGCCTCGCTGAGAGGCAGCATGTGGAGGTAGAGGGCGACGGCTTCGAGGCCGCCCTGGTTGTCGAGCCAGTCCTGAACTCCGTCGTAATAGGGGTCCGGCCGGCGGGGAATGTGCCTCCGGTTGACCACGAACAGGCGCCGGTCGTTCTCCTCCACGTAGATGGGGTTGGCTTCGTTCGAGAACAGGAGCGTGGCGACCAGGTTCTCGGCCCAATAGGGGGTGATGTGCTTGAGGTTGATGCGGACCTGGTTGGGCGGCCGTGCCTGGAGCTGCTTGAGCCGGGTGCCCGCCACCTTGTTGTCCTTGTTGGTGGCCTGGATCGTTTCGCTGATGACCAGGAGCTTCGCCTCGTAGACATCGTTGAAGTCGCTGAACAGGGCGTTCATCTCGACGGATTTGTAGTTCTTCGATCCCACGGCGAGCATCAAAGGTCGAACCATCACGTCCTTGCCGAGGCCGGGGACGCTCATGACGAGGTAGTGCCAATTGGGCTTCTCGGCCGGGCACTGGGCGAGGTAGGCGCACCAGCGGATGAAGCGCGCGGCTTCGGAGGGGCCGACCACGAGATCGACGTGATCGAGCCAGGGGCCCACATCCCTGGGCGGCCCGTAGCCGACCACGGGAGCCCGCCATCTGTTGGCGAAAGGAAGCACCGGGCTATCGGGGTTGGGAACGAGAGCCGGGCTTCCGGGGGCGTAGGTGATGCCGCCGATGAGGCGCTTGGTGTTCTGCGCCAAAAGGATATGCGCGGCGTCGGGTTGCCGCCCCTTGCGCAGTCCGAGAGCCTTCACGGCCGCTTTCGGGCCGCCGGCCTGATGCACGATCTCGCGGGCTTCGGTCGTGAACAGTTCCGAAAAGCCCTTGGTGGTCAGGCACCGTCCATCCCCCACATTGACGAAGGCCCCATTGCCGTCGGCAAAATAGGCCCAGTCGGCGATGAGCCTGTTCAGGATCGGGAAGGCGGTGGCCGCGTGCCGGGCCACCGTCGGATCGTTCTGGATATTGTCGTCGGGATAAGATGCATCGGAAGGCACGAACTGCCGCACGAGGGTGAGCAGGGCAAGCTCGCCGTAGCGCGTCGGGTTCTGAAGCGCGCTGCGCCAGACCTTGCGGGACGAATATTTGAGCTGGTGCCTTCCGTCGGACCAGTCGAGGACGATGACCTCCGTCTCGGGCAGCAGCGCGATGGCGAGCCCGACATGGGCGATGATCCGATAGAACATCTTCACCCAGTTCTCGTAATCGTCCAGGTGCCGGTCGATCGCGGTGGGCTGCTCGCCTGGAGGGACTTCACGGTTGGGGAAAGATCGTAAGAGTGCCTGGAGATCGTCCAGCCGTTCCTTCACGAAAGCCGGATCGAGCTGCACGGCGATTGGCGCGTTCTGCGTGGCGATCGCCGCGTTCCCGTTCTGGCCCGGAGTTGGTGCCGGCGGTGCCTGGGGAACAGCCCAGCCGGCCTTGGCCAGAGCCTCCATAAAATTTCTTATGCCCTGGTCGTAGACTTCCGGGCTCACTTCCGGGATGTCCCGGATATTCGCGATCTTCCGGTCCCACACATAAGGGCACTTGGTGTCGGGGTGCATCCCGGAGATCACCGACTGCTTGCTGCGGGCCAGGATTTGGACCTTTGCCTCGACAACACCCTTGCGGAAGCGAAAATCGGAGTTCCTCACGTCGGCCGGACAGATGAACTTCTCGACCACCCGCAGGAAGAAGGCGTCCCGCTTGTGCGTCGGTGAAAGCACGTAGCGCCGGGGCAGATCGACGCCAAATGCCTCGAAGGCTTGCACGATGGCGCCGGAGAACTCCTCCCCCTGGTCGTTGTCTATGACGACATAGCCGTCACCGACTACGAACCCCACATTCGCGCCCCAGGTTTCCCAGGACTGGGCGGTCTTGTAGTTCAGGCACCGATGCTGTTCGGCATTGACGCTCACCTCCAGCCAGCCGCTGGAGGTGAGCCTTCCAGGGGCCTTGCCCCGGTCCTTCGCGTAGACCTTCGAGGAAGGCGACAAGGTAGCGCTAGGCGGTATGACGGGCAGGATGCGCGGGCCGAAATCGGCGTCGAACAGCTCGATGGCGCTCATGGAGACAGCTTGGGCGTCGGCAGGCACGGTATTCCTCCCTAAGCTTTTGCGTAGCGATCGGCTATGTAGCCGGCGGCCGAGAGAGGCATTCCGGCGGCCCAGGCCGGCGGGGTGCTCATGAAGCGTTTCAGCACCTCCAGCATCATAGGAGCTTCCTGCTCGGGCGCTTGCGCCACGATCTCGTCATGGATGGTGGCCAACAACGCGCCAAGACAATGCGCTTCGAGCAGGCACATAGTGTCAGCCAGCAGATCGCGGGCGATGGCCTGAGTACAATTTTCGACCAATTTCGCGCCATAAGTGTCGATGTCGGTCCATTGCCGGGTTGTCTGGTGGACGCCCCGATAGCGAATACGACCGCCGTGAAGGGAAGCCTCTCGATAGACGAGGGTGCCTCCGGACGGCTTCTCGATCAAGAGGGAACCGGCCAGTTTTCCCGTCTTGAGGGCCATGCGGAACTTCACCTTGCCGGCCAGGAATTGCTGATCGGGATAAGCTATCGCCTGCCGGGCGGCATTCTCGTAAAGACGCCAAAGAGTTACGATCGGTCTATTGGCGGCGCGGAACGCTTTCACCGCGTTCTCGCTCTCCAGCGGGGTAAGGAATATCCCGTAGCCCTGCGCTGTCTTCTGGAACTTCGCCGCCCCCATCTGGTAGCCCAGACCGAGACGAAGCACCTTGCCGAATTGCCGGTTCGAGCTGCCCACCTGCCAGGCGGTGAAGCTGTAAACGTCTTCGTGCCGGCGGAACACGTCGAGGAGCGCCGGGAAGTCGGCGAGCCACGCCAGCACGATCGCCTCGATCGCGTGATAGTCGCACACGACGAATTTGTAGCCCGGCGGCGCCTTGAAGACGCCGCGCAGGCACGAGGACACCACGTCCAGGGGCTTCCCGAAGAACATCTCCAGCCCCTCGGCCGGCATTCCGGCCTGGATTTCCCGGATCGCCTCGTTCACATGCTTGATGACGGGACGCGGGAAGTTCTGGATTTGTGGGCCCCTTCCCGCCCAGCGGAGGGTCCGCACCGCGCCGGCATACTGCACGAGGCCCCTGGCCCGGCCGTCCCGCTGCGAGAAGGCACCGACGCTCTTGAGCTTGGCCGTCGAAGTCTTGGCGGCTTCCGCGCGAAGCTCCAGCACGCGCTGCCCGTCTCTCGTCATACAGGCAAAGCCCGGCGCATTCAGAATGTGCGCGACCGTCTCCTTGCGAAGGTCTTCGCCTTGATACCCTTCGTTCTGGAGCCAGGAAAGCAGCTTGGTGTGCTGGTTCGAACTCGTAACCTCGCCTTTGGTGGTCTTCTCGATCTCCCGGTTGATCCGGCGAAGCTCGCGCACGGTGAGCACGCTCAGATCACCGAGAAGCAGTTGATCGACCGGCATTCCCCTGTCGTTCATGCGCTGGTCAACGAGCCAGATTTCACGCTCTCGCTGGGTCATCCTGGGGATGCGCCGAGAGATCGCCCGTTCGGCTTCCACGTCGGCCTTGTTATAGGCACGCAGCGCGTCGAGCTTGGGCACGCTCTCAAGGTGCCACCAGCGCGGCGTGCCGTCGGGAGTGAAGGCACGCGGCCGTGCCATGCGCAGCATGTTGGCCTTGCCCTGTGGGTCTTTCTGGTAGGAGGAGCCGATCGCGAGCGCCGCGTCGCCCAAATCCAGGGGCAGGCCGGCATTGGCGGCCGTGGCCATCGTGCAATGGAACTGCTCCAGCGGAAGCGCCGGCATCGCGTGGTGCCGCGCCACGTGGTGGTTCCAGACCAGATATTCGAAGGAGGCGTTCCAGGCGTGTATCTCGGCGTCGGCGAGCACGGCGCGCAGAAGTTCGAACTGCGCCGGGCAGACGTTTACGTCGAGGTTCCAGTCGAATACCTTGGCCGGGCCGTCGTCTATGGCGAAACCCGTCAAGATGAGCCGAGTGTCCGGGTGCTTGACCCACACGTCGGCGCCCACGTCCCGAAGGTCGAGGGTGCCTGCCAACTCGAAATCAAGGTGAACCGTTTTGCTGCGTGGCTTCAAGGATGAAGAGACACCCGAAGCCATCCACACCGGCTGCTTGATGATGGTCGCGTCCGCGCTGGTATCGGTCATCGTCATCGTCTGGCTGGCCCGACAAGTGATGTGGCGCTAATGCGCCACCGGGTGCTCCTGGGCCGTGCAGCACTTGATCGGGTAGAAGCCCGCGTTCGACAAGGTGCCTTCCCGGTAACGCTCGATCAAGGACATGGTCATGGAAAGCATCTGCAAGAAATCGTCGTGGTCGATCAGCACCGATACCCGTCTGCGCTCGTTCAGCGGAAGAGTAAGCTGAAAGCTTCCGCAGGCCGGGCACAGCGTTATGGCGAGAACGCCTCCGCGAACGCGGTCAGTCTGGATCGGTGTCGTCGTCATGGGGTTCCGCCTCTGGCAGGATGTTGCTGGAAGGGTCCAGGATGTCGATCATCTGCTGCACCTTGAGCGCACGCAGAAGCGCCTCGTAACCGTGCCTGGAGACGAGCCGGCGCAGCTCGCGCCAGCTCTCGTCGTCCAGCTTCGGTTGGGTGAGGCCCCGGAATGCCTCGGTCATGTTCTCAGTGCCGTTTCCCTCTCAAGGTTTCGCTCACTCTGCCGGCCGTGACGCCGAGCTGCTCCGAAATCCACTGCTGGGTGGCCAGGGGATTGTCCCTGGCCAGTTCGCGGATGCGTGCCTTGAGGGCAGGGTCCATGCGCCGGGACTGGACCGGCGCCACGCGGATCGGCGTGCGTCGGTGAAGCTCCATCTCCAGCTTGCGGATGTCCTGCGCGCTCTGCATGAGAAGATCGCAGCCCGCCTTGATGTGATGGCAGGCCGCCTCGATGTTCTGCGCCACGACGAGGAACTGCCCTCGCACTTCCGGGATTTTCACGGACATGGCCCGGTCAGATCATTTCGTCTGCGTCGGCCTTCTGGTCGTCCGGATAGCTCTCGGACGCGGCCTTGCGGCCGTCGAGCCGCTTCCCTGGCCTCAACATCTGCACGTTGTCGAGGAAAAACGAGCAGCCCTTGTTGCCTCCGGTGTCGTAGGCGAAGGGACGCACGTTGGCGCGGCACGTCCAGCCCGCGTACACATCATCGAAATCCAGCAAGTCCTGGCGGTTGATGTCCACCACGCCCGGCCTGTTCTTCGACCACGGCGAGATGAAGATGTCGCCGGCCTTGTAGCCCTCGTAGACGCCCTGTTTTTCGGCGCCGTCGCGGAAAGGCGAGCGCAGCCCGACAGGAAGCCGGTTAGGCCACTTGGCCCTGGCGGCAGCCTCGATGGCCTGCTCCATCGCCTGAAACTGCGGAGTGGCCTGGGCGGCCTTGTCGAAGATGATGGTGAGGGAATAACGAGGCTCGCCCCCCTCCACGATGGCGCGGGGCTCCTTCAAGGTGATGAAGGAAGCGATGCCGACCGGCGTGATGATGCTCTTGGTAGCCATGACCTAAGTCTCCTGTTGGGTCTGTTGCGTCCTAATGCGTCGTATATGTAAGGCTTAGATTGGGCTCGTGTCAAGGAAGATCGTATCGATTTTTGCATGTTCCTGGAAAGAAAGTTCAGGAAAAGGCGGCACGTCCCGGAACCTGAACGTGCGATAAGCCGGGCATTCTTGGGAAGCCGCACAGAAATAACAATGGTTTCCAGGCACCAGCGGCAGAGGAACTGGCGAGAGTATCTTGTCCACGCTGGGCTTGAGGACCGCATAAGTCCAATAGATCAACTCTTCTATTGGGATAGTCCATTGGCGCACCGGCTCTCCCCCAACGCGAGGCTGAACCACCGTGAGAGACACATGCCTGATGGTGTCCGCCAGATCGGGGCGCTCCTGGCGAAGCATTCCGTAGACGCCCACCCCGTAGCAGAGAAGCTGAGTGTTGCCCTCCACATGCACGGCCTTGCCGCGCCCATACTTGAAGTCCACCACGTAGAGAGCGTCACGATCGGCGGCGGCGAAGTCGGAGGTTCCGAACAGATCGGGGGCCCAGTCCACGCCCCAGGGCCAGGAGAACGATACCTTCTTCTCGATGATGCGCCAGAGCGCGAAGTCCGAGATCATGTTGACGGTGGTGGTGTAGAGCTGCACGGCGTCGAGCATCTCCTGGGTGATGGTCACCAGATCGCCCTCGACCGTATAGGTCTGTCCTGGCGTCCAGGGGATTTGCCGAGCCAGGAGGGCAGCCTCGCAGAGCGTATGGGCGAGCGTGCCTTCGTGGGCCGCGAAGCCCGTGATCCTCGGGGGGTATCGCTTCCATTCACGTGGTGCCTGGAGACAGGTCAGCCAGATGTCGCTGGAACTCGGCCCGAGTTCGGCGTGAACCTTCTCAGGCACCGTCGCCGGAGTGTCCTGCATGTCCATCTCCATTCATGACGGCCGCCTGGGTTCGGTTCCGGACCCGAAGCTTCCTGAGAAGGCTCTTCACGTGGACCTTCGCGGTGCTCTCGGTGATGTCCAGGGCGCGGGCGATGTGCTTGTTGCTGTCGCCCTGCCTGAGACAGGCGAGCACCTGACCCTCCCGCTCGGACAGGCCGGGCCTGTGCTCGTGCACAGGCACGTCCACCCCCCTGACCGGCGGGGCTTCGGGCGCATTCGGGAGCGAAGGGGCTACCAGGGCCGAAGCGGGATGGAACTCCACCCGCTTGATCGAGCCGTTCTTGTGGTAGACGAGGGCACTGATGCGAATGCACGTCGTCGCGTGGATCATTCCGCAGTGCGGGCACGGCGTGGTCATCGGCGCTGGGCTCCTCTCGTGATCGGCGTTCATGTGAACCCTCAGTCCACGTAGTTGCAGAGAAGCGAGCACGACGCCCCCTTGACGCCGGAAAGATAGCGCTCGCGCTGCCAGACTTCGGGCACGGAACCGAACTTCTCGGATCGCAGGATGGTCACCCTGCGGCCCAGCCAACGCTCGCAGTCGCGCTCGAAGCGGTAGTTGTCCTCGTCCTCGTTCATCGTCTCGCAACGCACGAGGAGGGCGTCGGGATGCTCCATGAGCATGAAGCGGGCGGCGACCATGCTCGCGGCTCCGGTCGAAACCCAGCAGATCACCCGGCTCATGCCAGCGGCACTCCGGCCTGCTCGGCAAGCTGCACGAGGGCCGGGATGTGCTCTTCCCTGGCGTTCATCACGAAGTCGAGCCCGGTCGCCTCGCGGAAGGCCGGCAGGAGATCGAGGATTTTCTTGTCCCCCTTGCCGTTCATGGCGGCGCGCGCCGTGGTGGTGATGGCGTCCTTGAGGAACTGGAGCCGGGCCGCGTCGTTGGCGGCAACGAGCGCGTTCACGGTTGGCGCCGGCTCGGGGGCCGGAGCCTGCTCGGGCTCGGGCAGCTTGGGATCGGGAGCCGGCGCCGGCTTGGCCGGACGGCCACGCTTGGGCTTCGGATCGGCCTGTGCCTGGGCCTGGGTGTCCGGTGCCTGCTGCTCCGGCTGCGGCTCGGGCCGCTGACCTCCATTGGAGCGGCCCGGCGCCACGAGTTCTCCGTGGCTGCCGAAGGCCAGATCGACGTGAGCCGTGCTGTCGGGTCTGAGACGCTGACTGAGCCAATCCCACTCGCCGATGCTCTCGCAGGTGATGGTGACGGTGAATTTCATATCGGTTGATCCTCCATGTCGGGAAAGGGTGAAAGCCCCTGCTGGCCCACATGGGCCAGTGTCGGGGCCGCGAGATCGGGATCGAGCACCCGCATGATGTCCCTGGTCTTGCGGGCGATCAATTCCATGAAACGCTGATCGAAGGTGCCGGGCAGCGTGACGAACTGGGCCAGCACGTTCCGGGTCTGCCCCTTGCGGTGAGCCCTGGCGATCGCCTGGACGTTCCTGGCAGGCACCGGGCTCGGTTCCGCGATGATCACGTGGCTGGCGGCCGTGAGGGTGATCGCCTCGCTGGCGGCTTCTATCGAGAGAAGCAGCACGCGCTCCGGGCCGTCCTGGAAAGCGTCGATGAACTGGTCCCGGTCCTTCTGGGACGTGCCGCCCCAGATCGTCAGGGGACGGTGCCCGGCGTCGGTGAGCCCTTGGGCGAGTTGCTCGATCACGTCCCGGTGATGGGCGAAGACAATGAGCTTCCTCGCACCGGACTGGAGAAGGTCGTCAACCATCACAACGACGCCGGGCACCTTGGCCATACCCACCAGCCGGCGGGCCGTCGAGAACTGGCTGACGTTCTGAGCGGCGCGCAGCAAATCCTCGTCATCGAGGTCATCGATGTGTTCAAGCTCCAGATCGTCCATAGCGCTTTCGAGTTCCGGGCTGATCTCGATCAGGCTCGGCGGAAGCTCGTAGGTGGTCACCCTGAGAGGAGGAAGATCGTGCAGCACATCCTTGGCCCGCTTGCGGTGGGTGAAAGGCGCGATCCTCTGGACAAGCTCGGTCGTGTTCTTGGCGCCCACCACGTGGAACCCGTAGGACGTGCTTCGGACATGGCAGTAGCGCTGCACGAAGACGGTGTAGCTCATGAGGCCCAGATTGGGCTGGGTGATAAGTTCGGGCCGCAAGGCACGCAGATGCGTCCACAGCTCGTGAGGACCGTTGAGAAGTGGCGTGCCTGTCAGCGCCCAGATGTGCGCGGCGTGTTCCAGGGGGGAATTCTTCAGGTCCAGGCCGGGGCCGTAGATGGCCCTGGTCCGCTGTGCCTTGGGGTTCTTGAGGTAGTGAGCCTCGTCCAGGATCACCACGTCCCACATATCGCTGAACCTCGCCGCCGCCTTCATGACCACGGCGTTGGTGATCCGCGAGTAGGGCACGATGCAGACACCGGCACCAGCCAGGAAGGTGTAGGGTGTCGGGCCGTTGCTCGCATCGAGAATACGTACGTTCGAGAAGCCGGACCAGTCGAGGAAGTGCTTGCGCCAGACCCTGGTCGCGATAAGCGGGCAGAACACCAGGATGCTCCGGGCGCCGACACGGGCGCAGGCACGCACGGCCGCCGGGGTCTTGCCCACGCCGGGCTCCCAGGCCAGCATGTAGCGGGAGTTCTTCGCGAGCAGATCGACGCCTTCCTTCTGGAACGGCATGAGACTGAGAGAAAGGTCCATCACTTCACCTTGTATTTTCAAATGCGACCCAACAGAACGCGCGACCTCCGTCCGGTCGTGGCTGGATGGCCTCTTCGAGCATCCCCCAGTAGACGAACTTGCCTTCCTCGCGGGATTTGGCCGAAAGCGCCGGGATGTAGCCGAACTCCAGGCCGTATTTGCGGTAGATGGCGATCAGGGATCGGGCCATGCCGGAATTGATCGAGCGCCAGTAGACCTTGGTGAACTGATGGCAGCAAGGGCATTTGGCGCCCTTGCCGTTGGCCTGATTTATCAGCCACAGGCGGGCGTATTTCAGCGACGAACCGTCCGACGGAGCGATCACGGGCCGCCTCCCCTGAAGGCACGCTTGATCTGTGCCTTGAGGTTGGCCAGGCCGGCTCCGGGCGAGTTCTGGCGCCCAGGACTTCGGGGCAGGATGCCCACGAACCGGCCGTTCACGATGATCTTTATGTGCCTGGAGCCGTGCTCAAGGCGCCAGGGCAAACCTTGCTCTTGCAGGAGGTTGGTGATCTCTTTGGGAAGCCGGTAGCTCATCGCTTAAGCTCCTCGACCACGAGGCCGATGAACGCGATGATAAAAAACAGGGCGAGGAAGTGCATCAGTCGTCTCCTTCGTTGTTGTCGGCGAGTTTGATGAGATCGGCGTCGATCCCCATGCTGTGCACGAAGCCTACGAGCCAGCCGAGGGTCTTGGCGGGGTCGTTCATCTCACTGAGGATCGACGTGACAACGAAACCCATCGTGGTCAGTGCCAGCGTGGGGCTGATGTCCTGCGAGTTGAACCAGTTGATGAGGGCTTCGGCCCGATCGTCCAGGTCGCGGGCTTGTTCTCGGGTCATTTCGGGCTCCATTCATAAGTAAAAACTAATGCTTCGGGCTCTATCCGTAAGCGGAAACTAATGCTTCGGGCGCTATCCGTAAGCGGAAACTAATGCTTCGAGCCTCATACGAACTCTCCTTTTCGGGTTGCGTCGAGAAAATAGCGGGCCAAAAGAATTGCGTCGGCCCGCCCATGATGTTTTTTGAGGGTGAGCGAGCTTGCCGCATCCGGGTAAATTTCGATGACACGCTGAACGGAACTTGACTTGCCGGCACCGATTAAGCGGAAATGCGACTTCCATTTTTGGGGCGTCACGTAGGCGATCGGGAGCCCCGCGCCGCACACTATACCGATGACAATTCCATATGCCATGCCAAAGGTAAAGGAACTCGCCACGCCCTGTTTCGGCATGGAATGAACGCGCTCTATGACAACTTGATTTGGGCATAAGTCACGGAGAAACTTGCCGAACTTATTCGCGTCCAACGACTTCTCCCAACGGGGAAGCTCGTCGGCTCCGAGGAAATTCCCCCGTGTGAACCCCAATGTGGCGTAGGCCCCGTTGAGGCCGGGGTCGATTGCCAGGAGTATGTCGGTTCGCGTCGTCATGTTGCGAACGTAAGAGCGCGCTGGAACCCTGTCAAGAGAGAATTTGGCGGAAAAAGCATTATAACAGCCTATAACAGGCTCAAAAAATTTGTGTTGTAAAAATTTCTTTTATTTTTCAATAGTATATAATTAATTATAACAGCTATAACAGATAAACACAAATTTACTCGTATATGAGAAAACGCACACGTGGAAAATACACACGCGAAAAATGCACGCGCGCACACGCACGCGC